GTATCAGAAGATTCGAGTCCACGTACTTGAGGAAGGGCCTGTTCTATCTTTTCTAAATTGGATAAAGCTTCTTGGGTAGAAATTTCTACGCTTGCTTTTTCAAGGTTAGATTGATTAGCATCTTTCTCTACTTCAGCCGGAAGCTCAAACAGTTCTTCTAGTTTTTTTGTCATAATATCAATATTTATTAAGAGTTGCGGGTATCATTACTTTTGGAGTAATCCCATATCATAATATATAGTATTCTCAGTTGATAGTTTACCTAAATGCAAAAATCTACGTAAGTTATAGGTTGTGGTTTTAGCTGCATTATCTAAGTTTCTATAATACTCAGCGTCGGCCAGTTTGTTGAATTCTTTTAATTGATCTACTATCAATTTTTGTTTTTCTTCGACTATATCCGTCTTATCATAACTTTCATCAATCCAATAATCAAACGTTTTGAAACCTTCTTTTTTTAACATATCTAAACTACCTGAAGGCGCATACAACATAAAGGGTTTTTCTGTAACTATTGCCTTGAAAGTTTTTTCAGTAATCATAAGTGATTGCGTATTACGGTCATGCCAAACTGGATGTTGAGGTAAAGTTTCTATTACTATATTGATACCTGACTTGCTATACTTTTCATAGATGTTTAACGGAAATGAGTCGATAAGATTATTAACGTCTATACAATAAGGTAGACCGTCTATCCATCTATCAATAAGATGTTTTTTATCTTTGTATGTTTTAGTTACATCTAGATTTTTTAGTTCTTCTTTAGTAATCCAAGGATTTGGATATTCTCTAACTTCCGGACTGAAGTTAGTAAATGTATACTCACAATCTTTTAGTAGTTCTTGGTTAATTAGTTCAAGAAATAGAGAGAATCTAGGTTCATAATATCTTCTAGTGAAGATACTATATCTTTTTTCTATTGTATTATCTTTTAGTTTATCAAAGAATGATTTGTTTGTAATGTATTGATCATATACCACAGATAACCAATGGTTGTAAACTTGAACATTTACTCCATGTATTCCCATTGACTCAAGCGTATTTTCTAATTCTACTTTTTGATGCAGCCAGGCTATGTTAAACCATAATGATTGGGGTTTAAAGCCATGTGTGGTTATAAGATTTTTTATTTGAAGTGCAGTGTCCTGTACAGGCATTGTAAAATCTTCTAAGAACAATAACTGTGCATCTGAATGATTCGCAAAGGTGTTTAGTTGCTCAACTGATGCATAATCATATATGTTAGTTAAACAAAATCTTTCAAGTATGTAGACTGAATGATCCACAATAGCTGTATTTTCAATTACAGACACATCTGATATAGAATATTTAGTAATTAGGGGATATCTCAATAAGACCAAAGGATCAATAAATCTTTGGTTAATATATATTGTTTTCATTTGCTTCTTTCTACCACTACGACATAATTCGTCTGAAAATTTTATCATGTTTGATAATCTAAAATTGTCCGGAACTTTTTTAAGCATCTCGGACATCAAATATTTTTGGTTATGCTCTACCATTGGTTTGCAATTTTCAATTAACTGTTGAAACTGGTCGTCAGATAATTGATTCAATCTTTTAATTTCTGCAATCATTGCGGATACACGTTGGTTATAGTCGTCAATATCATCATACGATTCATCGATAAACGGACTGAATGTTTTATAACCGGAATTTTTTAGTATTTTAAGTGCACCGGGTTGTGATAATACCATAAATGGTTTATCATAGAACATTGCTTTATACGTTTTTTCTGTAATGATACTTAAATCGTCAATCGGGTGAGTCTCATAGGCGATATTCAATTGTGATGACTTAAACAAATCACCTAATTTTTTAGGGTATGGGTCGTGGATTTGGTCTGCTACCCTATAGGGTAAACCATCTACCCAATTTTCTATTTTATCTTTGTAGGGCATTAAATGCACTGGTATATCTTTTTTAACTGTGTCTAATGCAATTTTCTCAAGCACATCAACCCCTAAATTGTTAGTAAAAGTATATACAAAATTGTTTAACAAATCTTCGGCAATTAACTCTGCTACAAATGCAAACCTTTCAGTCGAATATCTTCTATTGAAGAATGAGAATCTTTTTGTAGTAGGAATATTGGGTTCCACTTCTTCCTTCAACTCATTCTTGATTTGATAGTGATACAATTCATCTAGCCATTTATCAGAATCCGTAATGTTTTCTTCTAAAAAGTAGGGTAGTAAATGTTCACGATCGGCTTTCATCTGAGTAATTACATATACATCATTTTTGTTGAACTGTAGATTAGTAACTACAGAGTTCATCAAATCACATCTTACTTTTCCTACATTGTTAACCGCATTGACTTGTAGACTCTTATGTGAGTTAATAACCACTATTTTTTTATTTTTAATAGACCTAATCGATTCTTTTTGCTCATCACTTAAATGCATCAACCAATCTAATTCTGTTAAAATTACACTATTTTCTACAAGAGGGGTTGAAAATATATTATATATGTTGAACTTGCCGTCGAATATCTTATCAAGCAAGAAGGTATCATAGTGGTGGATATCATAGTGAACACCTTGACTAGAAAATACATAAACACTCATTTATGTATTTAGTTTCTAATAATTTTGGTTCATCTTTTTGATAAACTTGGTTTGTAAAACAAATCGTCTTCGGTTATCACCCTAAAGGTGTACCCTTGTGCTTTACAATATGCCATGGCTGATGCCCACTTAGCATGATTAATGGCTACTACTATTCTATCTTTGGCATTTGAAACTTTGCTTTCAATGATGCTTTGCTTTTTAGGTTTGATCTCAACCACTTCTGCTATCTTCTGACCGTGCTTATTTTGATACACTACGAAAAAATCAGGAATGTATATAGTAGGTTTTCCTGTCATGGGATGTTTATAGGGAATTCGTAGGGCTTCACTGGCCCAATACAATACATTCTTGTTCGTGTCACAGAATGTCATGAAAGTAAGTTCCCAACCTGAACGGTATTTAGGTTGGTGATTACCTATATATTTTTCAGGGTGCTTTGGCGTATATATGCCTTGCGCATACTTTGCCATTATAGTACCACGTTTCTAGCGACCGGTACTACTGGTTGAGGTATTACACTTACCCCATACAGTGATGTTTTTGATTTAAGACTGTTTAACCAATAGCAAATCTGCTTGTTCATTGACAGCGCATTTGGTTGACCCTTCAACTCATCTAATAATTGAAGTACGGGTACGCCTGTCTGTGTCGATATTCTAAACAACACTGTTGTGAAATTATCTGCTATGTTTTTTGTTTCACATACACTGGTAAAATAACCATTGACGATATCATACTCGCTGGCATTTATTCGTAGATCAGTTTGATAGAATGCATCAAAGATTCTAACTGTTCTGTCTAATGTTGTTTTGTCATCAATAATTCTAGGCATGTAATTTACAGGTTTGTCTGTCTACCTGCATAAGTTACATCACCTGATGTTTGTATTGAACTTCTAGCAAGTAGAGTAGGTGACCCCGCTCCATAGTTAGGTGTAGTCAAATTACTTGGAAATAAAAAGGCTACATTTCTATTTAGATTAGGATTATCCCGTAATGAAATTGCCAATCCTGCTTGAGATTGCAGTTTATTTGATGTTACTAATCCAGGAACTTTTTGATAATTATATGCTACGTTAGCATTGTTCGTTGTGATGGTTCCCATGATTAATCCTTTAGTGATTTAATAAATCCGCCTTCTGCATCTTCGTATCCGCTGGGTCCTGATACCTGCCCGTTATTTCCTGCAGGAGTTATTGGACTTAATCTCCTATCATAGAATGCATCTAACCCAAACCCTTGTACAATGTTATCAGGAGTTCTTCCATCCATGCCGCCTTCATTGTATACTACGGTTTCATATGCAATATCCATTTTCAATTCCATTGTGCCGGCAGCCTCTGCATATGCATAAGTGTCGTGATCAAACTTAGTGATCATTGGATTGATTAGAGTGTAAGCTGTAAAGTTATGGGTATTGAAACCAAAGACAGTAATGTTTCTAAAGAAAGGTTGTTTAACTTGTTGACTAGAACCTGCAAATGATTCACCTATATAACCCCAATTGTTATTACCAGTTAAGCTAGCATCATAAATGTTTCTTACATTATAGTTTTGATTGGCTGCGCCAGCGCCCGGCTGACTAGGCACTATTTCAGCACCAGTAGCACCTTTGAATACTCTTAGATTAGTGCTGTCTTTGTAATAGTAAGAATAATATGCATCCCACATTTTTGTCACAACATTCAATGAATCGTCATGAAAAGTTATGTTAATAGGATCATAGTTTATTTTAGTTTGTACAATTCTTTTTCTGTTGTACTGATTCAAATCATGTGTTTTTATATTGAATGATGGCAACTTTATTGATTTAACTAATACGCCAAAATTATCCCCGGAGCCTATGTTTCTATCATAGACAGCGGGGTTAATATCAAAAAAGGTATGAAATAAAAACTTGAATTTAGGTGCAAGAGCATACCCAGCTGGTCGAAAAATTTTCGATGCATGGGTAAAATCTCTAAGAATAGTGCTACCAAAAGCTCTACTCCGCTGTAAATCCTGGCCCCAATATGACATACGTTAAGTATTAAGCGTTTGTACCAACTGAAGTACTGACACCGTCAAAAGTACGAGCTTGTAGACCAGCAGCGCCGACACCTGTTGGGTCGTTCTCTACACCAGGAGTAGACGCTTGAACCGCGTTGTCGAACTGAATCGTCAATGCAATTTTAATGTCTTCTGATTGACCATAGTTCAATGCGTTATAGTTAACACTTTCAACATAGCAACCGTATAGTTCCCAACGTTCTAGTACTACTGGCGCAATTCCACCGTTGCCACCGTCAAGAATGTCGATTTGCATACTGAATTTGTAGTCACTTGCAGAAGCAGCACTAGATTGTTCTATGAAGTCTAATTGTTTTTGTAGTTGTTCACCAACTGCTCTAGAAACGAAACCGGATGCATCATCACGAATGTTGACGTTCAACGGTTGCCATGTGTGCTTACCTGCCATATACACTGTTGAGTTGTATACTGGAAGAGTAATTTTAGCAAATTGAACGTTAGGACGTGCGCAATCTACAACTTGGCGTGTTAACTCTAGTGCATCACTAGCACCAAAAGATAAGAATGATACCCTAAATCTGTATTGCAGTTTGGGCATCAATAGGGTTTGATTTCCATTGTTCATGTCGCTAGCGGACATATTAATCAATGATTGAGAGGCTATTGCCATTTTGTGTTTCTCCTGTTAATAATATTTATCTTTTTATCAGTGAGCGCCCCCGAAGGGCGCTTCACTTAATAAATTAAGCTCCTGATAACTCACCTGTATTCAATATACGTACTGGTATGTAAATGAATTCAGCTGCCTTAACAGGTTCAATCGCAACATCAACCCATAATTCGTTTCTATCGATACGAGCTGGTGTGTTATTGCTTTCATCGCAAACTACTAGATAGTCATAGATACCGCGTTTTGCAACTAGGTCTAAGCATAATGACTCAATAGTGTTAGCAATTTGTCCTCTTGTAAATGCATCGTTAGGTTCGAACACATACGGACGACCTGCTAATGTTAATTGTCTACGCATGTAAGCAATTAAACGAGCAACGTTAGTTCTGTCTAATGCAGAGCTAGAGTTGAAGCTTGTCTTATTACCATAGTTCAATAAACCTTGACCAGTAAAGAACACTAGTGGGTTAATGAAGTTAACGTATAGAACATCACGAACACCTAAACGTGTCTTGATTACTTGGAATTCACCAGTATCTCTGTTAACATAACCAATATTAGCTGCGTTATCAATGATACCGCGGCGTGTACCTGCTGCTGCTAACCAAGGATAAGCAATAGTGTCGTTACGTAAGAATGTTCTCAACATCATGTGTGATGGGGGAACAGCAACTAAGTTACCACTCAAATCACTTGTGATGCCGCTTGGATAGAATAGACCCAAGTATGTATTACGAGTTACACAACCTTCTTCACCTGTGCTTGTAGCACCTGCGGCATTAGTAGCCCATGCTTGAATGTCAGTCGCACTATCAGATAGACCCATTGGGGTGTCACCTAAGATGTAACCTGTCTCACCGCGATCAGCATTCAATACAACCATGTTAGGTTGTAGTTCTGGATAGTTAGGAGTAGCCATCAAGTTAAAGAAGTTATCTTCGTCACGTAAATCAGTGTTAGTGTCGATTCCCGCACGTAATGCTTCAACAACCATAGCACGTTGTGCCTTACGACCCATGTACGGAGATCCATTGGATTGTAAACCACTTACTGATACCCATGCATCTCTTTCTGTTGGTAGAGATTCGCCTGGGAAGTTAGCGTTGCTAAAATAGTTTTCTTTGAATTGTTTAACGTTGTAACCTGAACGGCGTGTGTTGAATAACAACATACCTGTTGGATACAATGCTGCGTCAGGAGCATCAATATCTAGATAGTTACTTGTTAACAAACTAGTGATTGTAGGGATAAGATCCTCAGTTACTGATGTTGTGCCGTTAGTTGCCCAACGACCGTCAGCAAACAATACACCTTCAGGATTTGTTTGGTCTGAGTTATCTAACAACACCCACTGACTCTCACCACTAACAGACTGCCAACGATAAATCACTGGGTAATTTTCTAGATCGGCTGTGCTAATCCACAGATCACCAAAGACTAATGCAGTACCGTCGCTTTGGGTTGTTGGCTCAGTAGCACTTACAATAGGACCTGCAGGATCAGTAGCATTTGCACCTGTTGGTGTTGGGAAACCGTTCAAGTCATAGTTTTGATTCTTATAACCTTTCCAGTTACCGTTGTAGTTAATCATGATATCAACTTGGTCTACTACACTGTAGAACCAATTACGGTTGTTTGGTGGGTTAGCTACTGGAGCACCTTCGTTAGCAGTATATTCAAATTCTACCCAATTAGATAATAATACGCCGTATGTTGGTTGTGAAGTTCCTGAAATATATGTTATACTAGTGACTTCACCGCTAATGTTCACTGATGTGACTTCAATTACTAGGTTATTAGTACCGGTGTCGCCACCTAAATCAGTACCGTCAAATGTCACTATTTCACCAACTACATATCCAGATCCTGCATTTGTAAATGTTGTCAGATTAGGCACATAAATACCATACAGAGTAAAAACGCTTATTTCTAATCCGGTTCCTGAACCTGAAGTAGCTGATTGCGGTACACCAGTAAAATTATATCCTGGGTCTGTGGAATATTTCACACCATCAGTAGTTCCTGCAATGAGTCCGGCTTCTACTAAAACGCCACTAGATTTACCTTGATCTGCACCAGATGTATACGCATCGTTAATTGAAACGGCTCCACCTTCACTGTGCGTTATTTGAATTGCTCCTGAAGTTGCAACTGTTGCTGTTGCATAAGGAATACCTGCATCGGCCCAAGCAATTACAAAGTCTGATGCATCCGAGCCTTCACCAATTGTTACTGTATATACTGAAGACATCAAGGTTTCGTTAGGAGAAGACACTGTTACGTTAAGTGTATAAGGTCCTGTACCAGCTGGTCCTAAACTTGAAAAGTCAGGTGCTGTATTTGTTCCTGTCACAACTGTTGGTCCAGTAGCTATGCGCTTCCATAAGTAAACAGGGCATACTTTAGATGAGTTATTAAAGTTATACTGGGCATATACTGTTCCGGCTGGAATTGTTTGACCACCAGTTGGATCTAGTGCAGCATTTACTGTCGCATCACTTATTGCTAGAGGAACAGTTTTAACTGCCCAATCTTCAGTGATGTTGCTCCATTCTTTAACAACTGGATTTAAACCAGTTCCGCCGGCTTTCATCCATACGGATCCTGTTGGACGAGGGTTTGCTTGTCCAGCTTGCCATAGTGGTTGTTGTGCACCAGTTCCCCATAACAGTAGAGGTTGATAATATGTACCGGTATCGATACCTAGATCATCTAAGACTGTGCCAGAACCAGCAGTAATAGTAATAAAACGAGCCGGAGGTCCTTCACCTTCTGAATAGTTTTCAAATATACATAATTTACCATTACGTACAGATGCAGTTAGATAAGTCCAACCTAAACCACTAATTGCTGCTGCAACGCCCGCAACGTTACCAACACCGCCGCCTGCATCAGGTACAGTTATTGCTACAGTAACGTCACCGTCTAGGTTTAAGTTAAATGTGTCGCCGGCATCTAATACCGGGTTAGATTCAGTACCTTCTATAGTAGGCCAATCTAATTTCCAATTGCTTCCACCTAGTACTGCCCAAACATTAGAAGTAGTCTTATAGAAAAATTGAAAAACTGTTACTGGGGGTGATGATTCTTGACCTGGAGCATAAACAGCATAGTCACCAATACTTCCTAATGTTTGTACTGGTGCGCCACCTATCATATCACTAGCTTCAGTAATAACGATAGGAGTTTGCAATACAAAACTACTTGTTGTAGCATTGAATTCATAGATGCCCCATGTTGAGGTCGTTGTGTCTAACCAATAAGTTCCGTTTTCTGGATTACCTACTGGACGACCTGTAGTTCCGACTAGACTTGCTAAGTCAATGTCTGCTCTTAATACGTAGCAACGATTAGTAACTCCGAGTAAAGAGTAAGCAGCCAATAGACCGTACTCATTAAGCTCATAACCCTGTAGTGGTGTGCCATTACTACTTGTATAGAATGTTGGGTTACCATAAAGAGTAACGAGGTCACGCTGACTTGTAACTTGATATAGTTTATTTGCGTTTGCCGCCGTTGTAGCTGCTGCGACACTAACACCGTTAGGGTCAACTTTGTCTTGTGCAGTTGCTAGCAATACGAACGGAACGGATCCTGGTGCGGCTGGAAGATACTGACTTTGGTCAATTACTTGTACTTCTACGCCTGGTGATGTTAATGCCATTTTCTTTTTCCTTTATGTAAAATTTTGAGGCTTACGGCCTAAATGCATATTATTATTTA